CGTGTATTGCCAGGGTGCGAGGTTCATACGAGCTTCCAGTTTTTGATTGTGTAGACCAGGGCAAATCCGCCGAGCACGACTCCGGCGACCGATACGTACTTCAGCGTGGCGTAGATCGGGTTCTCGTCGTCGCTCACGTACGCGACGTGTTCCTGCACCGCCTCGATGGACGTCTGCAGTCCGTCCAGCTCCTCGCGGGCCGCGTCCATGTGAACGATCGCCGCGCCCACCGCCTGGCGGGCGTCGATCGCCGAATGCGCGATTGCCGCCGTGTGGTTCGTGCAACCGGCGAGCGAAAGAGCAAAGATGGCCGCAGCGAGCTTCATCTCATGAACACCCGATAGGGGACGGTCGGCGCGGGGCTGAACACGGGCAGCTCCGCGACCTGCGCTGCAGTCAGCTGCACGGTCGCTCGTAGGTTGACGTGGTAGCGGTTGTCGGCGGGACGAATGACCGTTCCGTCTTTGTAATCGAGCTGCGGCGGAATTGACCCAATTCGGTCGAGCGTGATGCCTTCAGTTGCGACCACGAAGACTTCACCGTCAAGGTCTGCGACTTCCTGCGCCACGCCAGCGGCGAGTAATGCGTCGTCCATTTCGGACTCGTTGTCTGCTCGGAGGAGATAGTCGGTCATGTGGTGATGCTCTGGAGTTCGGCGTTGGTAAGGCGTGTTGGCCAGTACTTCAGCAGCGAGATTGTGCCGTTCAGATAAACCGGCGACCCACCCGCCTGTTGGCCGATCATCAGACGATCAACGGTCGGCAACGTGACAGACGTATCCGCCGTTCCAAGTGTGCCGCCAAGCGCGGCCTGAACGTTGTTAAGTTTGTAGGCACCCGCGATCTTGAAGGCGGTATTGGCGGTCACCGTTCCCGGCGAGATCGTCGCCAGGGTGCTACCACCGTCCACCACGATGAACTCGCCGGTGGTGTCTGCGGCCAGTTGGATCGATTCGTCTGCCGTGTTGTCGTTGACGGACGCAATGCGGCCAATGTCGCTGGTGCGGCTTCGAATCGCGTGTGCGAGCAGCGTCCCTTCCGTGGCGTTGAACCACGACGAAAAGTTTGACCCGGTCATCACGCACGAATCCGCCGCCCTGCTACCGGTGCTTGTCGTGGTCGGAATATGTGAGGACGCCACGGATCCTGCTTCGAGCTGGAACCCCCAGACGTAGAAGGTTTCATTGTTGTTAACAACACTTCCCGAAAGGAAATAGACGAGCACTTGTGTCGTCGTCGCCGGAAGTGTGTAGGTCTGAGTGAGTCGATTCCATCCTGTGTTGTTGTAGGTGCCAGTAATTGCACTTGCAGTAATGTCACCACCAGGAGTACCGTTTTGAGCAAACATACGTGGCACGTGTCCAACTGGACCACGGATCCAATAGGAAACCGTATACGTTGCTCCTCCAGTAAGTCCAGAGATGGATGTTGCATAAGCCGCATACGCCAATGCCGGGCTTACAACGATTTTTGTTGCATTGTTTGTCCCATCCGGCGATAGAAGGTCTGTGCTGTTGTTTGTGGGCGTTCGATTTCCACCAACACCCCAAACGAATGTTGAGCCATTGCTTTGAGTCACTAGATTGTTCGCGCTTCCCTCAATCAGCAGCCCGCGAGGCGTGGGCGGCGTAGTGGTGGGGTCGTAGTCAAAGCGAGCCTTTGTAGGGTCATTCGTCGGTGCAGCAGCCATCGTCGTGACGTAACCCTGAGAATTGATGTATGTCGCAGGCGTGCTGCGCGTAAACGTGAAGCGCGGATCGAGTACGCCTGTGGTGAAATCGAGCGACACGGTAGCGCCGTCGCCCAAAACCATCGCCTTACGGATCATGTTCTGAATCACGGGATCACCTCGTTGGTCGTGCGAAGATCAATCGTCGCAATATGCAGGTTCTCGCTGCCGGTGTTCGGATCCGCGTACAGCACGATGCGGCCCCAGGCGTTCGATGCGAACGTCGCCGTCTGGACGGCGGTCAGCGAGAAGCCAGCGGTGCCGCCTCCCGCGCTCACCACCGTGCCCGTAAAGGTCGTGCTCAACGTGCCAACGTCCACGCGCATCTTGGGCGTGAAGTTTGTCCAAGAGAAGTTCTGCCCCGCCCCGTTGTGGACGTGCATGGCAAGTTCGTAGACCTCGCCGGGCACCATCACTTGCGGATCGATGCCGGACGCGAGCTGGAGGTTGTTGTCGCCAATTGCCATTAGGTGCACCTGATTGGGTTCGGTCGGTCAAAGTACGCAAACGCCCCGCCAGCGGTGTTGTAGGCCACGTGCACCTCGACCTTGGCGAGCAGCTCGGTAGTCTTCCAAGCACCGTCCGTGTACCGGCTACCAACCGGACCAATGGTCGACAGCGGGCTGGTGATGTCCATGCCATCGACGATGGTCGAGGTGTTGTGCCATTCCCGGAGGTTGATGCAGTTCGTGTAGTCGAACGTGTAATCCCTGGGGACGGTCACGCCGGACCCGGTCAGCGGCGTCGGGTGCCAGATCCTGATGGTGTACGTCCACCGGTTGGATGCGCCGCTGATGAGCGCCGCCGACACGATCTCGCACAATGCCGAAGGCGAGTACTGCGGCGCGTTGACATTGGCCGTCGCCCACATGATGCCGTCCATGTTGGCGCCGACCGTGCTGGCGCTCTGCGTCCAATCGCGCAGCACCACGCGGTTCGCACCGCCCGGCAATCCTTGCGTGAAGTTGGGAGCGTTGTACGCCATCAGGGGAACGCGGGGACAGGGCTGGTGAGTTCGGACAACTGATTGGCGGTAAGAACGCTCGAAATGGCGCTCTTGGTCGGGTACTTCTGCATCCAACCGATCTTGTCAGCCTGGAGGATGGTCACGCCGAGCACGGAAGTGCCGCTGGTGCATTGGGGCATTCCCGTCGGCAACGGAATGCCGAACTGCTCAAGGTGCCCCCAGGCGTCCCAAACGAAGTTGTGCTGGATCTTGTACCACTCCTGGAGCGGCGCAGCCTGGAATCCACGGTAGAGCAGCTGCCCAGTGTCAGCGCCGAGGAAGGTGGCGCTGTTGCGCTGGCCGACGTAGCCGGACCACGTCGACCATGGCGGCTCGCCTTGGGCTGAACCTCCAACAACGGCGGTACGGTCCCAAAGAACCTCGACTGTGATGTTCTGCTGCGGCACCTCGTAGGTCTTTGGATTGCCACGCAGGTCGACCTTGTTTCCGCCGATGTCAGCCGACACGGGCCATGCAGCGTCGTAGTTGCTCGGGAAAGACGCGCCCATGCGCCACATCTGCGCCTGGCGGATCGAGCTCGATCGCGTCACCTGGCAGTAGCCAAAGTCGCCCGTCGGCCCGAACGAGCCAAAACGGCACGTGACGCGAAACACGAAAGTGCCCTCGCGCACCGGTGCGCTCTCGACGGAACGGCAAACGTAGGTCTTCAAGAAGCCGTCGTTGCCGTAGATACCCGCCGGGAGGCGATCCCGCACCACCGGAATGCCGCTGGCAAAGATGTCGCTGTCGCCGGGGTATGTATCATTGGCGCTGGCTGGCGTCCAAGTCACTTGGTAGACAAGGTCTACCGAGTGCTCGTTGCCAGGCGAGGAGCGTCCGTAAATCCTGCTGTCCGCCACTTCGATGTATGACCAGGTGCCCATTACGGTTGCCCTCTCATCCAGCCAGACCACTTGCCGAGCATGTTGCGAATCTCGTCGAGCGTCGTGGACCCAGCGCCCTGAAGGCCCACGTCCAGCGCCTGATTTCCGGCGGCTTGTGCCCCTGCCGAAATGCCTTGGATGTTGGCGATGCCCTGCCCAATGGCGGCGCCGTTCGCCACAATGGACGCGGCTTCGCGGTTTGCGATGATGTCCTGATTCTTGATTCCCTGAATCACGCCCGGTGCCAGCGCGTCGGCGATGCGCTTGTTCCTGGCGTACTTCTCGATCTCCGACTGCGTTGCAGCATTTGCTGCATCGACGTTGAAGGTGGTCGTGATCTTGGTCAGGTCATCGGCCCGCTTGTCCAGGGCGGTGACGGCGGATCGGATGGCACCGAAGGCCACCTGCCCGGCGTCAATCGTGGCGCTGATGCCGCTTGCCAGCGCCGCTTTGGCGCTGGTGGCGTTGAGCTTCTGCAGCTCGCGGTTCGCTGCGGCGACGCCCTTGACCACGCCGGACGGATCAACCTCGGCCCGTATGACTGCCTTCATCGACTTGTCAGCCACGGCCCACCTCCCGTGCAAACTCGTCCAGGCCGGAGCGAACCCACGGCATGAAGTCGTGCGGGCGCTTCCCGGTCAGGGTGCAAGCAATCACCCCGAGGAGGTGCTCACACCGTTCCTCGGTAGTCATCTCAAGCCGTGCCAGAGCGACGGGCATCATCATGCGTTGCTCCGGGCTGGCGATTCTCCACAGCCGGCGGGTGCCGGCTCCGTAGGGCGTGGCCGGTTGACCTCCTCAAGAAGCCGCCCGGCAACGTCCGCACGAACCGTGCCGAGGTCGGCGTTCGACATCACAAACGGCGATCCGTCCGGGCAGGAGATGCAGGATCCCCACCAGTACGGGTCGACCTGGGACCGCGTGTAGTCCGCCAACGTTGGCTCGCGGAACACGACCGGGCCGACGCCGTCGATGTCGACGGTGCGTTGGCGAGCGGCAATCTTCGTGAGGTCAAACGGCATCAGGCTTCTTCCAGGGTAAGGGACCACATTCCGGGGCCGGTGCCGTCATCGGAACGGGACGCCGAGGTCAGGTGCCCGGTGATGGTGTAGGCAATCGTTCCCTGGTCGGTGAACGACAATGCCACGCTGCGGCCAACAGCCTCGGCCAGCGAGGCCGGGAACATGTGCAGCCTCAGTGCGTCATCCGAGCCGCTGTTCTGCGCCATCATGTCGAACGTCGCCGTGCGGCGGACGCGCCCGGGCGCGCGCTTCTCGCGGAAATCCGAGAGCTGCGTGGTGTCGATGCTCGACCGCTCGAAGTTGATTGCGATGTTTCGGACGGGGAACGTGACCGCCGAGCTGCTCTGGAAATTAAGCGTGACTGCGCCGCCGTAGCCTGCGATGAGTGCCATATCAATCCTCCTGGACGAGCAGCGTCATGCTGATCGTTCCGATTCGTTCTGCATCCTGCTGGCCGTCGTCCGGAGTTTCTGCGGTGAACGCCACCGAGAACGAGGAGATGACGAGCGAGCAGCTGTAAGACGTGTAGTTGACTGGTCCGTTTTGCCATTCGGTCATCACGGCGTCGACCATTTGAGTTACCGTTTCGACCGTGTCGGCGACACACGCCACCTCTACCTCGATCGTCCAATGCTGCAATCCAGTCGTGACACCTGCCATCCGCATGGCACATTCCGCGCTGTTAAGTTCGTAGACGATGCAAGGAGTAGGCGTTCCCGCATTACGCATCCCAACGGACACTTCGTAACCCAAGCCGGTCAAGCTTGCCTTGATTGCTCGATGAATGTTTTCAAGAGACATTCTGCCTCCCAAGCGCTATGGCAGCCAGGCGAAGCAGTTCCGTCTGCAACGCAGTCCCCAGTTGTCCGACGCGGCCAGTTGCCCACGAATGGCTCCGCTTGCTTCCGGAAATGAACTTGCCGCTTCCTTTGTGCTTGAAACCGTTTTCGAGCAAATGCCAGATGCGTTGCCGACCTTTTGCCCTGGAACCACCCTTTCGCCCGTACTGAACTCCGACCACAATGCTGATCGGGGAGCCCGGTCCGGCGGTGCGCTTGGGCGGAAGGAGCTTCGTTGCGGACGAGATAGCGCGACGGTGAATCGGCTTCCCGCGATACGGCGCAGATCGCCAAATCTGCCGCAGTTCTTTCACCGCTGGCTGAAACACCTTGCGGATGGCTTTCTTGCGCACCGATTCATTCAGCTTCATCGGCAGCTGCGCCATCGTCTTCCGCACCTCGGCAGAATCGACGGTGATCTTGACGGCAGTACTCACGGCAGCACCTCCGTTGCTTCGATCTCCAGGCGCCGACGTCGCTGGTCTCGATCCCAGCACGCCCGCACGTTGAACGTGCGCTCCGTGCCATGGTCGTTCCAGAGCAATCGGCTACGGGTGTTTACGGACGGGTGAAAGCTCGCGAGGATGCGCCAATCCGTGCGGACTGCCGGGCCTCTGTCATCCATCGTTTCGTTGGTCGAGGCGACTTCGATATGGCAATGAAGCACCGCCACGTTTACCCAGGACTCCGACGCCTGGCCGAAGTCATCGACCGTGCGTACGGGATTCTGCGCCGTCATGGCGAGGCGCAGCATTCCGGATGGGACGTGCCCAGCCATCAGCCAATGCCCTTCCCCATCATGCTGGACACCCTATCCCAATAGTCGCTTGGGAGCGCCACGGTGTCATCGCCGCGGCTGGCGACGTGCTGCGTCACGCGCTGGAGGATTGCCATCTCCAGCAGCGGGTTGAGCGTGTTGGTGCCAGCGGTCACCGTCAGCACGACCGGGTAGGCCAGCGAGTCCGCCATGGTCGCGTACTGAATCCCGTTGATGGTCACCAGCGTCGCGGAGCCGGTTGCGCCGTCATCGTCCAGGTACGTCACCGCCGTGACCGGCTGGCGTTCCAGGCGCACCAGCAGCTGGTCGTTCGTCGGCTCCGACGCCACGTACTGCGTCCGCGTGACCGGATCGACGCACCAGCCGGTGCGCTCCTCAAGCTCGCGCTTCGCTGCTTCCCACGCAATTTGGATGGCCGGATCGTCCTCGTTGGAGGAGAGCCGGGCCCAGTTGCGGAACTTGGAGAGGTCGATCGGCACGTACTACCTCGCAGCCAGGTGGCGCCCCCGAAGGAGCGCCACCTGTGCCGATGAGAGGATGAGGATTACCCGGCGTTGACACCGACCACCTGAACCAGCGACTTGACGCGGGTGAAGTCGCTGTTCGCGAACATCATGCCCTGGTAGATCACGCGAGCCGAGGCGGCAGCGGTGATCTCGTCGCGGATCATGCCGATCCCGGCCCATTCTCGCACGGCAAAGCCTTCCGAGATGTTTCCGAGGATGGCGAGCGTGTTGTAACCGGCGTATCCGGCAGTCGTACCAGCAGCAACCTTCTGCGCGGGGACGTACTCGGTCACGTAGACCGGGAGGCCCAGCAGGGTGAAGCCAGCGCCAGCCTGGCCGAGGGCGTCGGCGCTCGGGATCAGTAGCGGGACGTTGTTCACGGTGAGGCTGGCGATCTTCGCGTACACGTCCTGCGGGATGATCCACGCAGCCGAAGCCCAGTACGCAGCGGGGAGCCTGGTGTACCGAGCCTCCTGCAGGACGGGCAGGGTGATCGTCGCGATGGCCTGTGCTCGCGTGGTTCCCGCGGACACCGAACCCTGCGCCAGATTGGTGTTCGCATTCACGGTGAAGATGCCCTTCGGGGCGTTGGAGCCGGTGCCCGCCATGTAGCCCCATTCCAGGTTCTTCGAAAGCTGGCGCTGGAGGTTGTCCATCACCTCGGCTTCCACGTCGAAGTTCGCCTGGCGCAGCAGCTGCTGGGAGACCTGCGTGAACGGGAGGCACGGGACCGGGGCCATCGGAACCTCGGCGAAACTGGGGTCGATGGCGGTGCGGGCCGTCAGGCTTCCGCCGGTGCCCGTGTCTGCGGTCGTCCAGGCCGAGGAGTAGTCGGCGGTGGCGAGCGTGTTGTAGCGCAGCGTCGTGTAACCCTGCACACCGGTCTTGAGGTCGGCGAGATTGCGGATCACGCTGTTCGCCATCATGTACTTCAGGATGCCGTCCTCGTACAGCTTGGGGATCAGGATGTTGGAGTTCGCGCTGGTGATCAGCTCGCGCTGCTCGGGAGCACGGCCACCCTTCAGCCAGCCGAGGAACTGCTCGCGGTACTCGCCGGTCGAGCGCCACTCCTCGGTCTGCTCGCGCTTCTCGGCGACGATCTTCTGCGTGATCGCGTGGGACGCGAAACGCTCGCGAAGCGCCGCGGCGCTGCGCTTCTCGTTCAGGTCCTTGAGCTCGTTCAGGAGCTCGTCGGCGCGGGCTTCGCTCTCGGCGCTGATCTGGTCAGAGGCGAGGATGGAATTGAC